TCATCGATTTGAACGCCACGCAAGCGGCCATTCGGGCGGGGTACAGCGATAACACTGCCCGCAAGATTGGCAGCGAAAACCTCACAAAACCAGACATTGCGCAACGCATCATTGACCTTAAATCAGAGCGCAACGAAAGGGTAGAGGTAAACGCAGATTACGTACTGCGCCGCTTAGTTGAGATAGACGAAATGGACGTGCTCGACATCTTGAAGGATGACGGCGGTTTGAAGATGGTCCACGAGTGGCCGAAGGTCTGGCGCACAACGCTTAGTGGTCTGAATATTCTCACTACCGTCACCAACTTCGATGAAACGACCATGGAGAATATCCTCAAGAAGATTAAGTGGCCGGATAAGGTGAAAAACCTTGAGTTGCTCGGAAAGCACATCAGCGTGATGGCGTTTAAAGAGCAGGCGGCACACGAGCACACCGGTAAGAACGGCGGGCCGATTGAAGTAGCCACGCTGACGAAAGACGAATACAAGGCTGCCCGGCGGGAGATGCTGGAGGATGACGACTGCTGAGCAAAAAAATTATGCGCGCCGCTTAGAGTGTGAGGAGGATGGGCTTTACTTCTCCCGCTATTTCTTTAAGCAGCGCACCGGCGGCAAGATGATTGTCGCACCGCACCACAAGGTTATTCAGAAGACGCTGGACCGGGTGATTGGCGGTGAGATCAAACGGCTGATCATCAACGTTCCGCCTGGTTACACCAAAACCGAACTGGCGACCATCAACATGATGGGCCGGGGGCTGGCACTGAATAGCCGCGCCCGCTTCATGCACCTGTCTTACTCGCACAATCTTGCGCTGCTAAACTCCTCTACCGCCCGCACCATGATCAAGTCGAAGGCTTATCAGGCGATGTGGCCCATGGAGCTGCGCGACGATGCCGACAGCAAGGCGATGTGGTGGAACGAGCACGGCGGCGGCGTTTACGCTTCGTCAGCCGCGGGTCAGGTAACCGGCTTCCGTGCCGGGCATATGGAGCCAGGGTGGCAGGGCGCGCTGCTGATTGATGACCCGGTAAAGCCTGACGATGCCTACAGCGAAACTGTTCGCGGCGGCGTAAACAACCGGTTTAACGAAACCATCAAATCACGTCTGGCCGTTGAAACGACGCCGATGATCGTGATCATGCAGCGCATTCACTATCACGACCTGAGTGGCTACCTGCTGCGCGGTGGCAGCGGTGAGATGTGGCATCACCTGAATCTGCCGGTCATCATCGACAACAGCCAGTCTTACGCTGAGCAGTACCCGGACAACACCCACGCCATACCGATTGAACACGGCCTGCCTGATGGCTGGTTGTGGCCGTTCAAGCACAACGAATCGCACCGCGTTTCTCTGTTCTCACACCGGCGCACTGCTGAAGCTCAGTACATGCAGAACCCCAAGCGTTTCAACGCCGAGGGCGCGCTATGGGACGAGGAGATGATCAGCGCTGCGCATGAGATGCGTATCACCAAAGAGCTAACGCGTACCGTGGTTGCGGTCGACCCGCAGGCTACAAACAGCGAAGAGAGTGACGAATCAGGCATTGTGGTTGCCAGCGTATACGGGAACGGCGATGAGAGGCTGTATAGCACTGACGCTGACTACAGCGGCAAATACTCCCCTAATGGTTGGGCAACTCGCGCAATACAGGCCTATCACGAGCATAAAGCTGACGCGATCGTGATTGAAACCAACCAGGGCGGCGATATGGCGGAAGATACGCTGGTGAATGCCGGGTTTACCGGCAGGGTTATCCGCGTGCACGCCAGTAAGGGCAAATACGCCAGAGCTGAGCCTATATCAGCCCTCTATGCGCAGGGCCGCGTAGCGCATCGCGGCAGCCTCTACACGCTGGAAAATCAGCTGATGGAATATGTGCCGACCACTGCAAAGAAATCACCTGACAGGCTGGACGCAATGGTCTATGCCCTGACCGAATTAAGAGAGCCGCAGATCACTGGCATGTTGGTGCGTAAGCGCTGACGGAGGACAACGTGACACCAGATAAATTGAATGCGCTGTCCGTGGCAATTAACAGCCTGGCGGAGGGGCGCGCTCGTGCATTGTACGGGCAGTATGTTGGCAAATCGGGCAATACCAAGCGCCAGCGCATCTATCAGGAATTTGGATACCCAAATCACCTGACCTTCGACGACTTCTACAACGCCTATGAGCGCAACGCTATTGCGGGCGCCGCAGTCAAGCGCATGGCTGATGGCTGCTGGGAGGATTACCCGGAAGTGTTTGAAGGGGAGAAATTGAAGGATGCTGAGGCCGAGTCTGAGTGGGATAAGAAGCTGAAGCGACTGCTCAAGCGTTGCTGGAAGCAAATCAAAGATGCCGATCGTCGTAACATGGTGGGCCGGTATTCAGCGTTGCTTCTCCAGCTGCGCGATAGCGGACGATGGAGCGATCCAGCAGATACTACGGTAATTCGCAGAACGGCAGATAAGGCGCTGGTAAAGCTTATCCCCGTATGGGAATCGCAGCTGGATGTCAGCGAGTGGGATAATGACCCCGACAGCGAAAACTTCGGGCAGCCGAAGATGTACAGCTTCACCGAACTTCCGGTTGAGGGCCAGCAGGGCGGCGCACCGGCACGGCAGATCAGTATTCATCCTGACCGCGTGATCATCCTTGCCGAAGGTGCTGATGATGGCCTGCTGACCTCTGGCGTTCCTCTTCTGCGACCAGGCTACAACAAGCTGCTGGACATTGAGAAAGTATCAGGCGGCAGCTCTGAGGGATTCCTGAAGAATGCCAGCCGTCAGCTTAACTTTGCCTTTAGCGAGAAAACTGATTTCCGCGCGCTGGCAGCAGCCCTTGGCGTTGCTGATGGCGATCTGGCGGACGCTCTCAATGAGCAAGTTGTTCGTCTTAACCAGAGCACTGACGCGGCAACGTTCATGCAGGCCGGTTCGGCTGAAGTGCTGTCCGTGGCCGCTGCCGATCCGGAACCCACCTGGCGCACTTCGCTCAGCGAATTCTGCGCAACGATACCGATGCCGGTGAAGATACTCATTGGGCAGGTAACGGGTGAGCGTGCATCCTCTGAGGATATGAAGGACTGGGCGCGAACCCGCATGTCTCGCCGGAACGGCTTCCTGTCTGAAGTGATTGAAACGCTGGTGCGTCGCTTCTGGACCATCGGTCTTATCGCTCCGGCGGCCAATGAAGAAATTACCGTCTCATGGTCTGATCTGCTGGCTCCTTCTCAGGCGGACCGGATCGACAACATGGCGAAGATGGCTGACGTCGCCCAGAAAACCCAGCAGGCGTTTGGCCGTGCCGCTGTGAAAGAAAACGAAATTCGCGCAGTGGGTGAGCTGCAAACGCTCCCTGAATATGAGTCGGAGTTACCGCCTGACCCGAACAAAACGCCCACAGGTAAGGACCCGCTGACAGATGACGAAACCACAGCTGATCCGAACGCCGGTAATACCCCGCAATAAAGCAGACCCGACACAGTCAGCCCGTCCGGTTAACCTCATGTTCCGTGACATAGAAGGGCGCTATCACCGAATCAAGCTGGCGCTTAAGCAGCTATTCGATGAGCGGCTTACCGGGCGCGAACGTGCGTTCAACCAGAAGTCGCAAGCTGTGCATGGCAATGTCATCTACCAGGTGAATGCCGGGGCGTATATCTACGACATGACGGCAACGCAACTGGCCGACCTGCTACAGCGCGTGCAGATAATTCTTGATGATGCATTGCTGGAGGGGGGGAGCAATAACCTCTGGGCGCTGAGCTACGTGGCTGACGAGTATGAGCGCGGCACACATCAGGCGTTCACAAACCTGTCTGTTCAGTCGCCGATATACGAGCAGCAAACCACATTGGCGCAGCTGCTGAGTAGCCCGGCCTATCAGAATCAGGTCGCGGCTGCTTATGTCTCCACTTACAGCGACTGGCGACTGGAGTCGGACAGGGCGCGCGGCGATCTGGCAAACGTGATTTCTGACGCGGTAGGGCGAGGGATTAACCCGCGCGAGACAGCACGGATTATCAGTCAGCGGCTTGATGTCTCGATGGTCAGAGCCAAAAACATGGCGCAGACAGAGCAGGTTGGCGCGCTACGTGAGGCGCAATGGAATGAAACAGAATGGTCAAAAGAGCGGCTTGGCCTGAACACCGCCCTGTTGCATCTTTCTGCATTAAAGCCAACTACACGAACCAGCCACGCTTTCTGGCATGGGAAGACGCGCACGGTTGAGGAAGTTCGTGAATGGTACAGCCGTGATGGCAACCGCTTTCACTGCTACTGCAGCCAGATACCGGTCATTCTTGATGAAGATGGCAAGATCGTTAACGCGGGCATGGTCGACAGGCTCACGAAAGAACGCCAGGAGTGGCTACAGGCCGCATAACTAATCACCCAATGAGGGCACAGCATGAAGCGCAATCGCGTTAACGTGCTGACCGTCGTCAACTCCGCTTCAAACATCACTACCGAAACCATCGACGGCAAGCCACATATCGTGGTTCGCGGCATCACGCCCGTTGTCGACGACATCGTGATGAACCGGAAGTTGTACCCGGCAGCAGAAATTGAGAAGGCGTTTAACACGCTGGAGCGCAACCCTATGCCGCTGGGGCATCCCAAAGTGGACGGCAAGCACGTTTCGGCTCGTGACGTTCGCGCGGTCAACAACTACCACGTTGGCGCATGGCTTCAGAACGTGAGCCACGCAGACGGCAAAGTGACGGGCGACATGTACGTTGACCGCCGCTATGCCGAATCCAGTGAGAAGGGTAAGCGCCTGATTAACGCCTGGATGAAATGGTGGCAGGCACAAACTCGGACCCGATTCACATTTCAACAGGCCTGCTTTATTCCGGTATCGCCGCCAACGGCGAGTCGAAGGGCAAAAAGTACAACGAAATTGCCACCAACATGATGTTCGACCATGTTGCGGTGCTTCTCGATGAGCCGGGCGCAGGTACGCCAGATGAAGGCGTTGGCATCTTCGTTAACTCCGAAGGCGAAGAGCAGCAGATCGAAATCGCCAGCCTCGCAGAAGGATCAAACTGCACGAAAGAGGGAATCGTCAACAAGACAAAGTTCTTCTTCACCAACGCCTCCAACTTCTCCTTTGACGACATTCAGCGCGCTATCAGCGTGAAGATGAGGGAAGGCAAGGGCGACAACTATTACGGCTGGCCTGAGTCGATTTGGCCGGAAAAATTCATCTATCGCGAAGGCGAGAAGATGTATCAGCAGAAGTACCTCATCGACGATGACGGCTCCGCTCAATTCGTCGGCGAACCTGTAGAAGTCGTGCGCAAACCCACTGAGTACGAAATTAAAACCAACGGAGAAATAGATCCGATGAAAGACCTGATCGTAAATGCGCTGAAAGCAGCTGGTAAGCCGACCGAAGGCAAAACCGATGCCGAGCTAATGGACGCATATAACCAAATGGCTGCTGAAAAAGCCGCAGACAAAAAAGAAAAGCCTGAAGAAAAGGCCGCTCGTGAGAAAGCTGAGAAAGAAGAGCGCGAGCGAGCCAGTAACAATGCTGAAGCCCCGGCATGGTTCGCCCCCTTTGCTGAAAAGCTGAACGCCATTGAAACCGGGCTGACAGTTAACGCTGACAAAGAGAAAGGCGAAAAGCGTGCTGCAGTGAAAGCGAAGTTTGGCCTTGAAGATATGGCTGTCAATGCGCTGGACGGTGCTGCACTCGATGGCCTGTATGCGCAGTGCCAGACCACTAGCGGCCTTAACGGTTCTTTCCGTCAGGTCAACTCTAACCAGTCCCTCAGCGAAATGCCGGAGTAAAAAATGGCGAAAGATGGAAAGCATGTAATTCACGCGGGCGGCGTTTTCCCTAATCCGCCTCTCAACCGTGAAGGTGCAGCGGCTGCGGCTACTGCGCCGGGCACAATCGGGTTCTTTGATGCAGCAAAATTTACTGCTTCAGTAGCAGGCGCTGAATCGGCAATCCTGTATGTAGCGAATATGGATTATCTCCGCTGCATGGGTGTGGATGACAGCATTGCTGAAGGCGAAAACGTAGTGGCCATCCAGCCATTGCCGGGTTTGTTCCTGAACGTCCGCGCTGCAGCCGGTACCTACCGAAAAGGCCAGCCCGTAGCCGTTGCCAATGGCCGTATTACCGCAGTAGCTGATGACGCCGCTGTATTCGCTTACGTCGAAGAAGATAAACCTGTCACTGCGGTGGCGGGCGATCTGATTCGCGTTGTGTTCAAGTAAGGAGCACCTGAATGTTTGTATTTTCCCGTTCTATTGGCGAACGCACTGGCAACCTTGATGTTAACCAGGCGCAGTTTGCCGAATTGCAGTTGGCGCGCAATGAAGGCGCTCAGGCTGCTGCCGACTTCCTCGGTCGTGTACGCGGTATCCGTGAAGATGCCGGTCGTCTGGACGCAGTCAACGCAGTTGATGACATCCGCCGCCTTTACCGTGCGTTTGATACCACTGTCCTGGCGCAGTTCGAGCCCAACACGCAGTTCACCCTGCTGAACGACCTGATGCCGCTGTCGCGCTCTGTGCGCATCGAGCAGTCGCGCTACGACTATGCACGCACCGGCGGCCGTGGCTGGGCGCACACATCCATGAGCGGCCAGATTGGCGCTGCTCTCGATGCGAAGTCTTACACCTTCGACGGCACCATGGTCCCGATCCACGATTCTGGCTTCAAGTTCACCTGGCGTGACCCGATCTTCAATAGCCCGTCAGCACTTCAGTCTCAGGCCGATGCGCAACGCGGTTCTGTTGAAGACGTGCAGCGTCAGTACGTTGACTATATGTTCAACGGTTTCCGCGACTCCGAAGACAACTTTGTGAAATTCGACGGTCTGACGTGGAAAGGTCTCAAAAATGACGAGCGCGTTGCGCAGGTCACGCTGACCTTCAACTTCGCAACCAGCACCGATCCGGTAGCACTGCGCACCAACGCCATCGCGCTGCGCGATGTGGTTCGCGTAACCAACAGCCAGTATGCGCCGCAGACCTGGTATGTCTCTGCCGAGATCATGTCGAACCTCGAGCGCTATTTCGATGTGAACGCCACCCGCACCGTGCTGGAAGAGTTGCTGAAGCTGTCCGGCATTGCTGCCATCAAAGAAGATGCTCAGTTGTCTGGCAACGAAATCCTGATCGTCCCGCTGACCGCAGGCGTTATCGCGCCGGTTGTTGGTCAGGCGATTGGCACCGTTGCCGACCCGCGCCAGTTCTACAACAGCGATTACGTGTGGCGCACCTGGGGTGCAATGGGCCTGATGGTCAAGCAGGACATCAACAACAAGTTCTCCGTCATCCACGCCTCTTAAGGAGCAACCAATGGCACTAGTGAAAATCCTGAGTCCTAACCTTTTCGCCGGTGCCGGTTTCCAGAAGCTGGAGGCCGGTAAGGTTTATGACGTTGACAAAGCGATCGCTGAAAAGTGGATTGCTGGCGGCAAGGCTGAGGCATCAAAAGAAAAGGGCGAAGCGCTTCAGTTCGAAGTGGCAACTCCTTCTTCGCCAGTCTCCTCTGATACCTCTGCACTGCAGACGCAGCTTAATGATGCGCTGGAGCAGCTGAAGCAGGCTCAGTCCGACGCCGACACCAAAGACAAAGAGCACGCCGACGCGCTGGAGCAACTGAAGCAGGCTCACGCTGATGAGCTGGCAACGGCAACCAAGCGCGCTGAAGACGCTGAAGCGGCGCTGACTGAAGCAACCAAGAAGGCGAAATAACCATGGCAGCCCAAATCACGCTTGATGACGTAAAGCCGCTGATAGCTGAGCTGGGCTTCACGGTTCCTGATGCAGTGCTGCAGCTGCTGATCGAGCAAGTCAGTGTGGCTTCTATCTGTATGGACGGGGCGGGCTACTCCGAAAGCCTGCAAAAGCTGTTGCTCATCTATGCAGCCGCGCGACTGGCAGCCCTGTCCGGCGCCCGAAAAATATCCTCACAGTCTGCGCCATCTGGCGCGTCCCGGTCTTTTACCTATGACACAGCAGGGACGGATTACCTGTACAACCAGATCCTCGACTGGGATAAAAACGGCTGCCTGTCCGGGCTTCCTCTTTCAGGAGCAAAGGTTGGGCTATTCATGGTTGTAGGAGGCTGCTGATGTCATGGATTCCTGTGGCGCAGCGGCTGCCAAAGCCGTTTAACCGCGTCTGGCTGAAAACCTCCTGCGGCCGGCAGACAACCGGCTACCTGAAAAGCAGCGGTGAGTGGGTAATTAATTGCCCGCGTATCGCCGCCGAGAAGCCCACTGTAATCAGCTGGAGGGAGTAGGAATGTCAGAGTTAGCGCGCTGGTCTTATACCGGCAAAGCGACGTTCTGGAAGCGCCTGGCTGGACAGAATGAGATGGGCGACCCGATGGGCTTCGCTGAACCGGTGGTGATTGACTGCGGGTATCAGGGTGGCCTCAGCAAGCGCCTGGGCACTATCGGGGCGGAGCGTGTCGTAAAAAATACGGTCTGGACCGAGTTCGCTGGCGCAGATACCGGCGATTACATCCTGATTGGCGTCTCTGCTGAGCCGAACCCGCTTAAGGCAGGCGCCGATGAGGTGATGCAGGCCGTGCGACTCGAAGACACCTTCGACCGCCTGGCGGATGATTTTGCGATCATCACGGGAGTTTAGCATGGGCGTGAAAGTTAAAGGCATTAAGCAGGTCTCACGCAACGTGAACCGAGCGATCGACAGCATTCAGGATCGTCGTGTCGTTCGCGCACTTACCAGCGCCATGATTGTCGGCGCATCGCAGGCTGCGATTTACACGCCAATCGACACCTCATACCTGATTAACAGCCAGTTCCGTGAACTTTCGTTAAACGGCACTCGCTTTACTGGGCGCGTCGGCTACTCAGCGTCTTATGCCGCTTACGTTCACGACCCGGCAAATCCGCAACGATTCCGACGCGCTACCGCTCAGAAGGAGTTCCTGACTAAAGGCTTCGAGGAGAGCAGGGATGTGATCGACCGGGTAGTAGCCAAGGAGATGTCGCTATGACTCCCCCAATGCACACGCGTGTTCGAAACTTCTTCGCCAATGCCGGGCTGGCTGAAGGATTCACAATTCAGCAGCTGGTCTGGTCCGACAGCGGAGACCTATCTGATGCGTTTATCGTGTTTCGGCCCAACGGCGGTTCAGCGGTAAGGAATGACCTTGGCGCTGAGTATTACGTGATGGTCGACGTGATCGGCGCGAAAGGCGCGAATGGCGCAGCTGATAGCGCAGTTCAGGGCATCATTGATTACGTACAGCAGCATCCTATGGCCGATGAATGCGTTGGCTATATCGAAAACCTCGGCGGCATCCCCGCTCCCGTTCTAACAACCGAAGGCCGCCTGGTCTATCGGCTCCAGTTTGTCGCCACATTCGGCGCTTAACTAAACGTCCAAGAGGATAGAAATATGGCAGATTGCCAGAACAGCAACGAACGTTTGTTCGGTGGCGCCGTTGTGCTTGAAGTAGCTGACGGCTGCAGCGATGCGCTCCCACAAGAGTCTGAGTGGAAAGCTCTCGCCGCCGGCACAAGCAAAGGTTTCGACTTTAGCCCTAACAGCGTCACCAGTGATGCAGACGATGGTAAAGGATACGTTGAGACGATCGTCACCAACTCGGATTTCACCATCAGCTTTGAAGGTGAAGTGCGCAAGAAAGACAAGCTGGACCAGTACGGCATTGGCCGCTTCATCAAGTACTACCACACCGAAATCAGCAACCGTCGCCAGCCCGGTATCTGGGTGCGTCTCGAGTATGGTCCGGTAACTTTCATTGGCTATATGAACATCACCGCGCTCAGCTCTGACGGTGGCACAAACGACATCGTGTCTCTGACCACTGAGTTCAAGGTGGGCGATGCGAGCACCATTCAGGTGAACGACACCGATGAAACCGTAGCGGCTACCGGCGTGACTGTGACCCCGGCTACTGCAAGCCTGGTTGTTGGTGCTACTCGTCAGTTGACTGGAGCCGTTCAGCCAACCGACGCTACCGATCGCACGGGTACCTGGACCACTTCAGATCCATCTAAGGCTACCGTCAGCAGCACCGGTCTCGTCACTGCGGTAGCAGCAGGCTCGGCGACAATCACCTTCAAATCCAATGACGGAAACTTTACCGGCACCTGCGCGGTTACTGTCACCGCTTCGTAACCATTCCAAAGGGCTGGTTATCAGCCCTTGATAATGCTTATGGAGGAAACATGACGCCCCTGAAGGAAATCGGCGAGTGCTTGATCAGTGCCGGAGACAGCGAATATTTCTTCCGGCCATCGCTGATTAACATGACTCGCATTGGTGACCCAGCCGATATCGTGCAGGCGCTATACGATTTGCATAACGATGAGGCCGGCGAAATGGCCAGGCAGGCCATATCTGCTTACGGCACGGTTCCTGCGTGGCTGGCAACTCACCTTACCGCGCCTCAGTACGGACGCAAAGCGATCATCGCAGCAATGACAGTATTGCAGGCCTGTTGCGCTGAAGACGTAGGCAATCTGGTAGGGGAAATCGTGCCGGGCAGGTCCGGAAAATGGGCGTTCGTGTATCGCAAAGGAAAGATGACAGCTGCGGAGATGATCATCGTCGCGCGCTCCCTCATTGTCCATGGCGTCATCGGGAAAGCGAAAGTCCGGAAGTTGCAGCGACATGAGAGCGGAAGCGCCTCATCTGAGTTCAACGCTTTTGAGTACATCAGCGCTGCCAGGACACATCTAGGCATGAGCCGCGAAGAGGCGGAGCAGCTGACGATGACTGAGTTTCAGATGCTGCTGGCAGCGAAATTTCCGGAGCAGAAAGGCTTTACGAAAGAAGAGTACGACGCTGTAGCTGATGATTATCTTGCGCGGAAAGCACGCAAGATAGCCCAATCAGCTTAATCATCACGCTTTTCAATAAAGCTGATCCTTTTTACCTTTTTTAAAAGGGTCTTAACATCTTTTTCAGAATATCCTTCAATGTTAACTATTTCACCATCTTTAGTTTTAACTATAAATTTTTTCTTATCGTTTCTTTTTAAATAGGCTCTGATGGCGAGTGAAAGAGACGGGATAAAATATGGCGACTCAACAAGATTAATTACGATGTCGTAAAGCGCGGAGTCAAAAGCAACTCCTTTTTTATATTTCTCGGATAGACGTGCTTCAATATTATTTTCTTTCATTATCTCAATGAATTGAGAGATGTCTGTAATGGGTACTGCAAATGTAAGTTTGTCAGATTCTTTCATATGTTCCTCATTATAATTTTAGCAATTTATTACGGATTTCTAGGTGCGAGGTAAAGATGGATAGACTTCTACTAGGAAATGACGAACGTGGTTTACCAGCCACTCGCAGCCGCCAATCTCTTGGTGCCGATACCAAAGCCCAACTTTGTCAAAGGTTCCCTGATATTCCAGCGGGGAATGACTCCACTGAAGCATTGCGCGTGCAAATTCTAATGGGCGCAGTTCCGAAGTATCATCCGAGTATAGGTCACTGATCCATTCATAGAAATCTTCATCTAACCGTCTTAGGGTATCTACAGATGAAGGTCGCTTACTTGGGCGGAATGAAAAATCACAATATCCAGCGTAATAATTTTCATATGGTCCAAAATCACAGCCCAATGTCATAAACAACCCATTAGGCCCATTAACTTCGCTAAGAAACTTTCTTAACCATGGATAGTTTTGGGCCTCCTGAATTTCATCAATACGTTCTGGTTCTATAGTAAGATCAATACCGCCATTGTTAACTCTCCCATCGTCATGAGTCTGTTTACGATAGGGAAATCTCAAAAAATTGTCGTTAACCTTGTCTCTTTCCATGATGTACCCTCTGCTGTGTATAGAAGCAGATTATCCTGGACTTAAAATCTCGCCCATCCTGACAGATGATCAGTGCTTATGGTTGGGCGTTATCCCTGACTGTTACCATGCTATGCTTCCTGTCGATAAAACTGAGGAAGTGTTCATGACAAAGAAGAAACTATTCGCACTGCTGGCGGTTGTATTCGTAGCTGGAGCCATCATCCAACAGGTGATCTGGAAGGGCGGGTTTTCCGTAGGGCTGATAGTTTTGGCTGCACTTTGTGCCTGGTGTAGCTGGAAAGCCAAAGATTAAAACGCATGTCAAAGCGCCGACTTTTGCACCATCTTGCGGCCACTCCATGCTAGGATTTGTCCTGCTGTTACTTTTGGGGATAGGGATATGAAGAGAATGATTTTGGGCGCAATGGCGGCGGCTTTGCTTTCTGGGTGTGCAACGGAACAAGTTCCAAGTGATTATAAGGCTGGGGATTATGTAGTCACACTCACTGCAACAAGTTCAAAAGAAAATGCTGCTTTCAGAGCTGCGAGAATTTGTGGCGATAATGCCTACAGAGCATTCAGTTACCCTAGGAGCATCAACCCTTCCAGAGGTAATGGTTATTACCCCGAAGTATGGGTATGCGGCCGTGAAAATGGTGTTGAGTCTGGTAATCCAATAGCTATACAGCAGGCGGAAAAGGCGAAAGAAGACAAGGCGCTAAAGGAAATATCAGAAGTAGAATCATTATCTAGCACAGAAGCTAGAAATTACTTTCTGAAAGAGAAGCATGCCATATCGACCAACTGCTTAGTTTGGGGTGATATTGTCATGATTACCGGGAAGTATCCTGCGATGATCATTGCTGGCAATGTCGATATGGGCAGTAGGCCAAAGTGGGATGGAAAGGAATTCAGTTTCTTTTTTAATGGTGGATCAATGATAGCCAGATTCACTCCATCAGAATCCAAGCACAAGATGCTTATCCAGGCTGGTAACAAATTCTATGGATGTGGGCCATCTGCAATAAACCACGACTATGACTGATTGAAATAAATCTAACGAACCTCGCTCTGGCGGGGTTTTTTTATGCCCGGAGAATAGTAAATGGCAGGCTCAGTTAACGCAGGCAGTATCGTTTATGAAGTCGATATGGAGACGGCTAAACTTATCGCCGCGCGCAGAGAGGTTGACGCTGCGCTAAGTGGCATGAGTGGCAGCATGGGTCGACTTGAAGCCAGCGTGACGCGGACAGAACGTTCTATTTCTTCTATGGAAGGTGCAGTAGCAAGTCTGTCCGGTGTCGCCAAGGGGCTACTGGCGGCGCTTTCTGTTCATCAGGTTGCTGAATGGGGCAACGAGTGGGTAACCGTTAATAATAAATTAGCCAACTCCGTTCGCTCTACAGAGCAACTTGCGGACGTAACTCAGCGCGTTTTCGACATTTCCCAAAACACTATGAGCAGCCTGAGCGCTACTGCTACGCTTTATGGCCGCCTTGAGCGCGCAACGCGAAGTGCCGGCACAAGCACCCAGGACTTGATCACGCTTACATCGACCATCAACAAGGGTCTGGCGGTATCCGGTGCCACGACGGAAGAAGCCAGCTCAACCATGACGCAGCTTTCTCAGGCACTGGCATCGGGCGTTCTGCGCGGAGAGGAATTTAACTCCATTTCCGAAAACGGCAGCCGACTTGCTGTGGCGCTGGCTGATTCGTTAGGTGTGACCATCGGTCAGCTTCGCGCAATGGCTGCAGAAGGCAAGCTCACAACTGAAGTGGTAGTGAACGGACTGCTTCAACAAAGCGATAAAATCGCCAAAGAATTCGCCAACACAGCTATGACGATGGGTCAGGCGATTACCATTGCCACAAACAATATCACCAGATTTGTAGGTGAAAGCTCATCTGTTCAAACAGGCATTAAGGCTTTTAATACTGGCATCATTTCTCTGTCGCAAAATCTGGACACTATCAGCACGGTGCTCGTTGCCTTAACCGCGGTGATGGGTAGCCGGTTTGCTGGCGCTCTGGCGATGGCTACCGCCGCTAAGGTGAAAGACACCGCTGCGACCATTGCATCAGCCAAAGCTTCGGAAGTGGCAGCGAAGGACGCCGAACTGGAAGCTGCAGCCAAGTTGCGTCTGGCTAATGTTGAAAAGGCAGCGACAATCCAGACGCTGCAGTTAGCAGAAGGGCGCCTGGCCACAATGCGCAGCACGCAGGCATCTGTTGCTGCGGAGGTGCAGTTAGCAGAGGCAGAGTCAGCATCAATCCGAACCACCATTGCTCAGATTGAGTCGGAGAAGGCACTGGAGACCCAGCGTTTACGCGCCCAGATTACGGATCAGGGTCGCATCGCTACTGCGACAAGAATGGCGCAGTTGCAGCAGGCTTCGGCAGCGTTGAATGCTCGTCTTGCAGCAGCAGAAACAGCCACAGCAGAAGCCAGAGCCGCCGCTATTGCCTCAGCAGAGGCATCAGTCAGTGCGGCCCGTCTTGCCGCGGCCGATGCAACTGGCGTGGCGACGGCTGCCAATGGGCGCTACATCGCATCTCAGGAAGCATCTGTAATTGCTACTCGCGCCGCGTCAACATCTCTTGGGCTATTGCGCGGAGCGCTCGGTTTGGTAGGCGGCCCAGCTGGCGTAGCTATGCTGGCAGGTGCAGCAATATTTTACTTCTGGCAGCAGTCACAACAGGCCAAACAAGAAGCGATATCTTTCGCGGATGGTGTCGATAAGCTGAATGATTCATTGAAGGCGATGAGCAATACCTCACTTCGTGGAACTATCGCTGACGCTAATATTGCTTTGCGTGGGCAGCAGGATGCCGTTTCTGATTTGAAGTCAGAGATTGCTGAACTGACAAAGCAGAGAGATGACGCTGAAGCATCTGGCAAAAAATATGGGACAACTATTGAGCAAGGGAACGGTCTTCTCCAGCGTGCAGCCCAATTAACCGACCAGATAAACCAGAAGCAACGCGATCTGGAAGTCATGGAGGGGAAGCGAGCTAACACCGCTAAACTTCTTAATGATGCCCAAGTCACTTTAAGTAACAACATGCTCAGAGCCATGGGCATGCACGACTCTCTTATCGAAAAAGGCACTACGCTGGAGCGTGTTCAGGGTGCGGTTGCCAAAGCTTTCGGCACCACTGCAGATGAAGTAAATCGTGCAAATCAGGCGCAGCAGAATTACAACCCGAAATCGATGCAGGTTGCGCCAGCCACACCAAAGGGCGATGACGCAATACTCAATCTTCAGCAGCAAAATGAGCTGCTGAAAATTCAAGATGAGCGTCTGCGTGCTGTCACTAAGGCAGGCATGGAGCAAGCAAAAGTTACGAGCAATCCAAATCAGATTGAAGCAGCTAGGCGCTTGGCTGGTGAAAATTACGATCTCCAACAGGCTGAAGATGCAAGGAAGAAAGCAGCATCTGACGCTGAATCGCAAGCTAAACGTTCGGCTACCTCAGCTGAATCAGTGGCTCAAAAGCTAGCCAAATTGAAAGAACAGTCTGAACTTGCCGCCCAGTCGACCCAAGAACTTACGCGAGAAAAAGCCATTCTCACTGCCCAGCAATCATTAGGAAAAGGGGCAACAGAAGACGACATCCGCTTAGCCGGCGAATATGCTGCGAAAACATTTGATAGCGCCAAGGCAATCCGTGACCTTGCTCAGGCAGAGCAAGGAAGAAAATTTGCCACTCAGGAAATAGCCGCCGCTGCCGTAATGCCAGATGCTGTAACCGGAGCAGTAGAAAACCCAACCGCTCAAATTGACCTTCAAGAACAGCAAAAGCTGGCTGCTCTGGCAAAATATCAGGCTCTCGATCTTCAGAATGCTCAGTTGTACGAAGATGCTAAAACAGCAATTCAGGAGCAAGCAGCTAACGCGCGCCAGCAGATAGCCCAAAACGAAGCCAACATGCAGTCACAGGCCATATCTTCGATCATCGGTTCTGTTTCGCAGGGATTCGATGGGTTGGCTAACCTCGCGGCCGGAGCCGCAGGTAAAAGCAGCGGGGCTTATCAGGCTATGTTCGCTCTAAGCAAGGGGTTTGCCGTTGCGCAGGCCGCCTTGAACCTGCAGCTCGCTATCTCACAGGCAATGGCCGACCCAACTGCACTTACGCCAGCGCAGAAGTTCGCTAACTACGCGGCGATCGCTAGTGCAGGCGCTTCACTCCTTTCCAGCATTGGTAGCATCTCATACGGCGGCGGACGAGAGCACGGCGGCCCTGTTAACGCCAACAGCATGTACCGGGTTGGTGAGGGTGGTAAGCCTGAAATCTTCAAAGCCAGCAACGGCAGCCAGTACATGATCCCCGGCGATAGCGGCAAAGTTATCAGCAATAGCGATCTTGGTGGCGCAGGCAGTGACGGCGGCGGCACGGTGTTTAATGTGGCGTTCAACATCCAGACCACCAACGGTATTGACGACGCCACCATGCAGAAAATGGCCGGCATGATGAAACAGGTCGCGCTCTACCAAATCAAGGACCAGAGCACTCGCCCAAAAGGAATGATACAGCCTAGAAAATAAACAATATTCTGGTATTGTTTCCTCTCCAATAAACAGGAGGCATGTTATGAAAATGGAAGCTGAAGTTGGAAATATTACTGCTTTCGACAACGTAAATGGGCAAGGAATTTTGGCTAGCGTTGACTTTATCGACTACGAAGCTACCCACGAAAGAATCGTTGTGAATGTCCTGCTACCGCTGGATAAAGAGGCCACCCTCACGGAGGTTGAGTCCAGAGTGCTTGAAAAAGCTAAGCAGCAGCTTAGAGAGCTAGTTGCTACGTTCTGAATCTACCTCATCTAATTGAACCCGCTGCGGCGGGTTTTTTATTTGGAGTAACCATGCCAGAAACTTTCACCTGGAGTCCGCAAAAGGGCTTTACGGTTTCGCGCGCGCCAAATGTGGCAGTAGTGAAGCTCGGCGACGGCTATGAGCAACGTCAGACAAAGGGCATAAACCCGTTGATGGACAGCTACTCGCTGACGTTTGTCGGGTATGACGATGCGAAGTGTTCCCGGCCTAACGTGGCAAAAGCCGCAGAAGCATTTCTGAAAGCGAGAATGGCCGTCGAGGCGTTTTACTGGACCCCTTCAGATACGGGCGTGCAGAAGCTATTCGTTTGCCGATCCTGGTCGCTGCAGAAAACGGGAAGTGTTGATCAGTTAACCGCGACGTTTGAACAGGTGCCACGATGAGAGACATACCAGCAGAACTCATTATCGAGAGCGTTGACGCCGGCGTTGGCGCGATGCTCGACCTGTTCGAGGTGGACCTGCAGTCTTTCGGCGGCGATGTCATTCGCTTCCATGCAGGCACGAACAGCTATTACGGCGACGTCATCTGGCAGGGCCGGGCTTACTCAGCCTATCCGATCGCCGTCGAAGGTTTCGAAACCAAGTCAGAAGGCACATATTCGCGACCGACGATGAAGGTAGCAAACATCACCGGTCTGATTACTGGCATCAACCACGATTTCGATGACGCTCTGGGCGCCGTTGTAACTCGCCGGCAGGTACTTGTGAAGCATCTCGACGCGGTGAACTTCCCTAACGGGAACGCCAATGCCGATCCGACCATGGAGGCCGTTTCGCGCTACGTCATTGAGGAGATGGCTGAAGAGACCTTCGAAACGGTGACCTACAACCTGGCAACGCCGGTCGACTGCGACAACGCGATCATCCCGGCCCGCACTATCCTCGCAGACGTGTGTCAGTGGGTTTACCGCGGCGACGGTTGCGGCTATTCCGGTCCGGCTGTGGCTGACGAGAAAGACAATCCAACCTCCGATATGTCGAAAGACAAATGCTCAAAGCACCTGAGCGGATGTGAGTTTCGTTACCCCAAGCCAAACCCTAAGCCATACGGCGGCTATCCCGGATCAGCGAAGGTGTCATGATGCTCGAGACTGAATGCCTGCAGTATGCAGCAACGTCCGGTGATGAAGTCTGCGGTCTGATAATTGACGGGCATCAGCTTTGGCGATGCCGCAACACGCATCCTGAGCCGGCGCGCAACTTCCGAATTGACGAGGCGGACTGGCTTGAAGCAGAAGCGGCGGGAGAAATCACCGCCGTTTTTCATTCTCATCCTGATCCGAAACTGGTTCTTTCTGCTGCCGATCGCAGCGCGCACCTGGCTACCGGCATCGACTGGTGGTTAGCCAGCGACGGCCGCCTTCGCAAATTCCGTCCGGTGCCGCACCTGCTGGGCCGACGCTTCGAGCACGGCGTGACGGACTGCTACACGCTTTTTCGAGACGCCTATCATCTCTGCGGCATCGATCTGCCTGACTTCGAGCGAAGCAACGGCTGGTGGGTCCGCGGCGAAAACCTTTACCTGAAAAACATGGCGGCCAATGGCTTCAGTGAAGTCGGCTTTGAGGCCATCCAGCCCGGCGACGTAATCATCAGGCGCGCTTTTCCTGAGTGCGACCCGTGTCACGCGATGATCTGGCTGGGTGAAAACACCATCCTGCATCACGAAGTGCATGGCCGGTTAAGCCGCCGCGAGCCACTTCGTCAGCTTCACGTTCCTCTTATTCACTCCATCTGGAGACACGAACAATGCTCACTTTTGGATTTGCGGGGAATTTACGACGACATTTCCGCCAGATCGATTTGAACGTCGACACGCCGGCGCAGGGGCTTCGGCTGCTGCTGGCGCAATGCCCAGAGTTCAAGCGCGACTTCTACCAGACCCGGCTGCGCATGCGCATAGACGGCAGCGATATTTCCGGCGACACCCTCGAATTTCACATGAACCGGCACTTAAAAGACGGCGCCAGGGTGCTGTTCGTCCCGGTCGTTGAAGGTTCCATTACGGCGGTGGCCGCGACGTGGATCATGGTCGCAGTGACCGTCGCATCGGTGGCCTATTCGCTTTATATGACCTCGCATATGAAGACGAGAACATCAGCAGGTCAGGACACAAACTCCATCACAAACAACTCTTTTACCAGCGCGGAAAACCGAATCGGGCAGGGCCGACCGGTACCACTTCTGCTGGGTGAGATGGTGGTAGGCAGCAACGTTATCAGTCTCGGTATAGACACAACAAACAATCAGGACTGGGACATTTCAATTAGCTAAGGTGACAGCATGAGTTCAGGCGGCGGTGGCGGCAGCACTCCAAAATTAATCGACGATAACCTCAAATCAAAGCAGTTCCTCCGCGTTCTTGACCTTATCTCAGAAGGTCCGATTTACGGTCCGGTAGACCAGAGCCATCTTTCCTCTTTCATGCTGAACGACACGCCTGTAACTGATGCTGCAGGCGGGATAACGATTAATGGTGTGAGCGTTGCCTGGCGCCCCGGCACGGCATCACAGGCGCCAATTAATGGCTTCAATACGGTTGAAGCCACGACGGTCGTTAATGCCGCTGTGACGCAGTCAACGCCTCTTGTCCGCACCGTGACAGACACTGACGTTGACCGCGTACGCATGAACATCGGCGTCTCGGGACTGGTTGAACAGGACACCAAAGGCAACCAGCACGAAACCACCGTATCTATGGTGATCGAAACCCGCGTCGGATCCGGGTCATGGCAGATACAGAAGACCGTAACCATCCGTGGCAAGCAATCCGGTGAATATCTGGAAGCCCACCTTATTGATGCCCCACAGACCAAGCCTTTTGATATCCGCCTGCGTCGCATCACACCAGACAGCACCAGTGATTTACTGAACAACGGGACAATCTGGAACAGCTACACAGAAATCACTGACGATAACCTCTCTTATCCTTACGCTGCCATTGCCGGCTGCGTGGTAGACCGTGACCAGTACACCGATACGCCAACACGCACCTATCACCTGCGCGGCCTGATTGTCGATGTGCCGGATAACTATGACCCGATCGCGCGCACTTACGCTGGCATATGGACGGGCGGTTTCAAGTCAGCCTGGACGAATAACCCCGCGTGGATCTTCCGGGCGCTGGTTAAAAACACCCGTTACGGCCTGGCGAAGCGCGCAGGCTATATCGACGTCGATGACGGCAGCCTTTATGTGCTGTCGCAGTTCTGCGATCAACTGGTCGATGATGGCTACGGCGGCAAAGAGCCTCGCTTTATGCTCAACGCCTACATCACCGAGCAGAAGAGTGCGCGCGAGCTGCTTGACGACATCGCCGGGATGTTCCGTGGCATTGCTCTGTGGGACGGCATGCGCTTTTCCGTGATGCTGGACAACCCGCAGGACCCGGTCGCCTCGATCACCAATGCAAATGTGGTAGACGGCCTGTTCACCTATAGTGCGATGAAGCGCTCAGAGCGCTATAACGCTGTCATCGTATCCTGGACCGACCCGAACAACGGCTGGGCGCAGGTGAAAGAGTACGTTTCCGACGATGCGCTCATTGACCGCTACGGCTATAACGAAACCACCATGGAGGCCTTTGGCTGTACGTCGCGTGGCCAGGCGTTTCGTACAGGGAAATGGCTGATAGAGACGGCCAAGCGAGAAACCAAAAAAACCACGTTCAAGATGGCGCGCGAAGCTATTCGCTTCATCCCCGGCGATGTTATCGAAGTTCTCGATAACAACTATGCAGCAACACGCCTCGGTGGCCGGATCATTTCTCATTCGGGCGCATCCATCACGGTAGACGCGGACGTTTCTGAGCTGGCTGGCTCTGGCGACACCATGTCTCTGATGGGGGCTGACGGGAAGTTTACCAAGCACGCGATTGCCAGCGTCGCGGGACGTATCATTACGCTGAAATCTGCGCCTGCCTGGGTAAAAGATGGGACTGTGTTCGTCATCTCAACGGGGGAAGTTGCACCGCGGCTGTTCCGCATCATGGGCATTTCCGAGGATGACAACAACTCGGTATACAGCATCACGGCTACGCTGCATGACCCGAACAAGCAGGCAGTAGTCGACGATGGTGCCGTGTTCGAAATGCCCAACGATACGCTGAACGGGTATCGAGTTCCGAACATCGAAAATCTACGGATCATCAACACGAACAGCGAAACCGTCCAGGTAACAGCCACATGGGAGACGGCAACGCTCACAAAGAAAATCGTGTTCGAGCTCTACGTTTACACTACTGACGGCAGGGTGGTAGCGCAGTACGAAACAGAGCAGTTCCGATATGATTTTTACGGGCTGGATGTCGGGAATTACACGTTGGGCGTGCGCGGCCGCAATGAAAACGGCATGAAGGGAGCGGAAACGCAGGTCAGCCTGGTTATCGGCGCGCCGGCGGCACCGACCTTTGTACAGTGGAACCCTGGTATCTTTTCAGCAGATATCGTCCCTGTGATGAGCGTCAGCGCGACAACTGACACGACCTTCGAATTCTGGTTCACCGGTGAAGTACCAGCAACCAGCATCGGCAATGTGGAGAATGAGGCTCAGTTTTTAGGGCGTGCTTCACAGTGGACTTTACACGGGCTCAAGGCTGACCACACCTACTACATGTACGTGCGCACTAAAAATGCATTCGGTGTGTCGGCATTCGTTCAGGTATCAGGCCAGGCGTCATCTGATATTCCCGGTATGATCGAGTATATTGATGAGCAAATCAGGAAGTCTGAGACCTTTGAGCGTCTCAGCGGTCAGATCGACACGAATATCGAGGGTATGTTGCAAAATGCGCTTGATAATAATTCGTCAGTTGACCATCAGTTCCAGCAGTATGGAGAGGTCAGAGCCGATATTTTGACGGTACGCACGACCATCGCTGACGTGAATAAAGCGATGGCTGAGCAAAATACACTGGTGCAGGCTCAGATCGGTGATCTTACGTCCTCAGTTAATCAGAAGCTGACTGCTACCGTTAACTCTGACGGAACTGCCAGCGCTTTTTATGATGTTGGGCTGCAGATTCTGCGAGGCGGAAATTATTACAAAACTGGCATGGCAATGGGGATAGAGCCCTCAGGAAGCAGCTATAAATCAACTATAGCGTTCAGTGCCGATCAGTTTGGTATTTACACCGGCAATTCTCCTGGCAGTTATCAGCTGGCTTTTGCTGCATTGAATGGTCAGGTGTTTATTAACGATGCGCTCATCAACTACGCATCAATTACCTTGGCAAAAATCGGTTCATTCTATTCGTCTAATTATGTGGCAGGTCAGACGGGAACAATTATGAAATCGGATGGGTCATTCGAATTTAACGGGTCAGTTCCGGGTCAGGGCAGGTTTGTTTTGAATGGTTCCCGCATGGTCTGGTACAACACAAATAACCAGCCAACGGCTGTTTTTGGAGCGGCGTTATAATGGCAGGAGGATTTCAGACATTCATCAACGGCACCTCGTTCGATGCCGTAAACTCCATGTCTTATAACTTCATCGCTGACGTGGCAACGATTTCTGGTACAAGCAGTAAAACGTACAACCTTGCTGGATTTAACCTCAGTGCGGCAATAATCGGCGGTCGTACTTCGGCTGGAGGGCAGCAGATAACATATGGGGTATCTGTTTCCGGACAGACGGTATCATGGAGCGGGGTAGACACTGCATCAAAATTGATTGTAACGGCCACTGCTGCCACAACACTTAATTATGCAGGCTTCGTTTATAACGATTACTCCGTGAATCCACCGGTGTTTAAGCTGGCACCGAATTTCACTCCTTTTAACCTGGTGCAGGTAATAGACTTAACTCCAGGCTTTGACCAGATTGTGCAGACCAATGTGCCGGCCACCATGTCGATGGTGGCTTTTCACAGGAGCACTGCCGCATCGGGTTTCGATCATGTCTGGTGGTATGAGATAAACCAGAACGGATACTGGGCTTTGCAATTTCGTCCTAACTTTGGATCCGCTATGGGGCCAACGCGTATATACGTTTTTGCAAAGATGATGGTGAATGTTCCGCAGGGCGGATTCTTCATGTATAACAATGGAGTTATGGTCTGGCACAGCAACTGCCTGCCGTTGCAGATGCAGACTGGATCAACAACTAATGCAGGGCAGCCAGTAGCAATTACGCCAGGCGTTTCTGTAGTGTTATCTATTCCCAGTGACCCTGCGTTCCCGAATATCGGAACTCGCCGTTATAACTGTTACAGCGCAGGAATAAATACTTCAGGGAACTGGGAGGCATCAGGCGGGGATATATACGCATCCGCATTTTACAACAACCCGTCTAACACAGGCTTACCGCCGGGTTACTCATGCGGGCCGCCTGGGTTCATTTATACAAATGCATACGACAGCTACTACAGGCAGGCTTTAGGGGTGTAACTTGTCACACGACGACGTGTCAACAAACTGTGATTTATCTGCCCATGTGTAAAAAGGGTTTCCCGCAAGATACCTTCCTTCTTCCATCTTGAATACAGCTATATCGTATTTCTGTTTATAAATTACTGCCTTGTTATAGCAAAGGGGAGGGGAGCTAGATACGCAACCTACCAAAGACATTGCAACACAAATGATAGTAATTACCTTTTTCATTTAAATATCCTTGTTTGATTATGGGCTGATTATAAATCATGCACAGTTTAACTGATGAAGTGAATAAGTAAGATTTTCGAATTTATTTTGCCAAATCAAATTAACTGGAAACCATTCCAAATAAACCCAGCCACTGTGCCGGGTTTTTTATTGCCCGGAGATAATCTATGCCAGCAGGCACTATTACACTCACCAACAACTCAACTGCAGTTACTGGCTCAGGAACGAGCTTTACCACAGAGCTGAAGGCGAATGATTTCATTGTCGCAGTTGTCGGAGGTGTCACTTACACGCTTGGGGTTAAATCAGTAGATTCGGCAACTGGCGTGACGCTCACAAATGCATATGGCGGACCGACAACAACCGGGCTTGCCTGGACACCAGTGCCTAACGCAGCACTTGTCGGGATCACCGCACAGGTAGCAGTTGATGTTGCTAAAGCTATCCGCAGCCTTAATCTGGATAAGGCAAACTGGCAGCAAGTTTACAGCGCATCAGGAAACGTTACCATTAACCTGCCTGATGGAAGTCAGTTTACCGGCCCGAGCTGGAACAATATAACTACTACGCTGGGTAATAAGGCAGATAAGACAGCTCTGGATGCTTATGCAAAATTGAGCGGAGCCACGTTCACAAACCCTGTAGTGACAAATGGCGCGGGCACGTCTGGGGCATCTCACTATTCGAGAGAATTTAAGTCGATACTAAAAGGGTATCCAAACTCTGCCGGTGTTGACATGTTCGTCTCGCTTTTCATGAACCAGGTCGATGCTGTAGATACATTCGCAACGTTGCGCGTTTCGGCTTATACGGCCACCCGAGACTTCTCATTCAACTCTGGCGGTAATGGCGTCGCACCCGGCTCATGGATTAATGGTTCCGATGAAAGGCATAAAAGCAATATCAGGCTCGTGGAGAATCCGCTGAAGGCCGTCCTTTCCTGGCGTGGTTGCACATATGACAAATTGGACGGGCTTTCCGAGGTCGGGCTGATTGCGCAGGATGTCGAGAAAGATTGCCCGGTCGCTGTTTTTAACTCTGGCCCGCGTCAGTTTTCTGACGGCAAGGTGATCAAGGACTTCAAATCGCTAAATACAGCGGGAGCAGCTGCCGCCTATCACACCGAGGCGATTAAGGCGCTATTCAGCCTTGTTGAGCTGGCCTTGACTGAGCCGGACACTGCTCTAAAACACATTGACGAACTCAAAGCCGCATTAGTGGCTCCCGGAGCGTGATAAAAAAGCCCCGGCGACGGGGCAGAGGTATACCGCGCCGATCTGAGCAG